TCCTGATGGTCCTACTGTTAACCTTGACCGTGTTTCCCACAGAATCACATCGCTTGCTGCTGAAGGTACTAACTTCATCGGAAGAGCACAAATCCTAGACACCCCTATGGGTAAAATTGCATCATCACTTTTAGGTGAAGGTGTAAAACTTGGTGTTTCATCAAGGGGTATGGGTTCAATTGACAAGCGTGAAGATGTTAATGTCGTTTGTGATGACTTCATGTTAGCAACAGCAGCAGACATAGTTGCTGATCCCTCCGCACCTGATGCTTTCGTAAATGGAATCATGGAAGGTAAAGAGTGGGCTTGGGATAACGGCATACTTAAGGAGACGAAGGTTGCTAAATATAAGAGTTACATCGACGATGCTACTCGTCAAAACCTAGAGGAGAGAACACTTCAAGTGTTCAACAACTTCCTACAAGGCTTATAATTAATAAATAAACATAGATAATTCAAATTTACGGGAAGACTAATGTCAGACATGTTAAACGAAAAGTTTGAGGAATTCGCATCTGAGCAAAAGGATGTTCTCAAAGAGTATCAAGATCCTATGCCAACAGTTACTGCAACTGTTATACCTGGTACAGGTAGCGATCCAACTCAGGTTTCGGGTGATCCCCAACAGAAAGGTACAGGCAAAGATGAACCATCTGGTTCTTCACCAACAGTACCACCATCAGTTGCTAATGGTCAATCAGTAAATGATTTGGGCGGATCATCTACACCACCACTTCATGCTAAGAAGGAGAAAGGTGAGGAGAATCCTGGTGCTAAAGCAGCTGCTCCTATCTCACAAGACGGTAGTGCAGCATCTCCATCTGGTAAAGGTGGCGACGATGCAGGTTACCATGCATACAGTGGTGATATTACACACGGAACTACTAAAGGTCCAGATGTACAGTACCCAATCAAACCATCGTTTGAAGAAGTTGAATTATCTGACGACGTAAAAGCCCTCCTAGAGGGAACAGAACTCTCTGAAGAGTTTGCCGAGAAAGCAAAGACAATCTTTGAAGCTGCTGTCAAGGCAAAACTTACTGAAGAGTACGACAAGCTTGTAGTACACTTTACCAAAGAGCATGAAGAGAAGCTCACTGCTGCTAAGGCAGAACTCAATGAAGAAGTTAATGGTACAGTAAACTACGCCGTGAATCAATGGTTGGAAGAGAACCAACTCGCCGTTGATCGTGGAATCAGAAATGAGATTACAGAAGACTTTATTTCAGGTCTGAAGAATCTCTTTGAAGAGCACTACATTTCTATCCCAGACGACAAAGTGGATGCGGTAGAAAGTATGGCTAACTCTATTCGTGAGATGGAAGAACGCCTTGACGAACAGGTCAAAGCTAATGTGAAACTTCAGAATCGTCTTAACGAGTCTGCTGCACAAGTTATTCTGAGACAAGTTTCAGAAGGACTAGCAGATACTCAGAAGGACAAACTATCAGCTCTCGCTGAGGGTGTTGAGTTTAAATCAGAGGAAGAGTATTCCAAGAAACTCACCACAATTAAAGAGTCATATTTCCCTAAAGAAAAGGCTCAAGTCAGCGAAGTATCTGACGAAGCTCCAGTTGAAGCAGAAGATGTCTCTCCAGCAATGGGTAGCTATCTAGACGCTTTAAATCGCTGGAATTGATTTTAATAATATAAAACACTTTTAACAGAGATTAAACAAATGTTTAACGCAAAAGCTCTAACGGAAAAGTGGTCACCTGTTCTAAGTCATGAAGGGTCTACTCCCATCAAAGACAATTATAGAAAGGCTGTTACTGCTGTACTGTTAGAAAACCAAGAGAAATTCATACGTGAAGAACGTGGAATGCTCAACGAGGTAGCAGTGAACGCTGCTGGTGCTATCGGTAGTAACGCACTATCTGGTAGTGGACTCGACACTAAAACAGGTGGATTAGCTGGTTTCGACCCAGTTCTAATCAGCTTGATTCGTCGTGCTATGCCTAACCTAGTTGCATACGATATCTGCGGTGTACAACCAATGAGTGGTCCTACTGGACTTATCTTCGCAATGAAGGCTCACTACGAAACACGTACTGGCCCCGAAGCATTATACAACGAGCCAGATTCAAACTTCTCTGCTGGATCAGACGCAAGTAAGGGTGCATACAACCCTGCTAACGATGCAACAGATGGTTCGAACCCTGCTCTACTTAATGACGCATCACCTGGAACTTATGAGCGTGGTGTTAAGCCAATGGCTCGTAACGTTGCTGAAGAATTGGGAGAAACAACTCAGTTCCGTGAGATGGCATTCAGCATTGAGAAGACTGCTGTGACTGCACAGTCCAGAGCCCTCAAGGCAGAGTACACTCTAGAACTAGCCCAAGACTTGAAAGCTATTCACGGTCTAGATGCAGAGCAAGAACTTGCTAACATTCTTTCTAGTGAGATCCTTGCTGAAATCAACCGTGAGGTTGTACGTACAGTTTACACAATTGCAAAACCTGGTGCTGCTAATAACGTAGCAAACGCTGGTCGTTTTGACTTAGACGTAGACTCAAACGGAAGATGGTCAGTTGAGAAATTCAAAGGACTTATGTTCCAAGTCGAAAGAGATGCCAACGCAATCGCACAGGAAACTCGTCGTGGGAAGGGTAACTTCATCGTCACATCTGCTGACGTTGCTAGTGCTCTTGCTATGTCTGGTACTCTAGACTACTCTTCAGGTCTTACTGGTGCTGGTGGTCCTTCCATCGGTGAAGTTGATGACACTGGAAACCTACTTGTAGGTACAATGAACGGACGTATTAAGGTATACGTTGATCCTTATTCTGCAAACATTGCTGACAAGCATTACTACGTTGTAGGATACAAAGGAACTTCTCCTTATGACGCTGGTCTGTTCTACTGTCCTTATGTTCCTCTCCAAATGGTTAGAAGCATAGGTCCAGACACCTTCCAACCCAAGATTGGATTTAAGACACGTTACGGCATGGTTGCAAACCCATTTGTAACACAGGCTAATGGTACACCTGATGCAGAAACACTTACTGCTAACAGGAACCAGTACTACAGACGTGTTCAGGTTGAGAACCTAATGTAAATTTTGGTCACGAGATCACAACGAAGGGGAGCCGAAAGGTTCCCCTTTTTTATTAAATATACTATAATATGAATACATGAGCCCACCTTATGAACGGTAGACTTACCAAAGTTGATATGACATCTAGACTTTTGAAAATCAAAAGCGGTATTGCCAACAAAAATTGGCATCGTGATTGGGATGATAAAGAAAGGAATGCAGCACAACAAGCACTAAACGACGCACTGGACATCCTCGATGAATACCATTACTAACCCCCTTGTCTATAATCCAAACGGATTCAATCCCATTGATATGGAAAAGGTTCCTCTGACAGAGGACATCTTAAAATTGAGAGAGTTTTTACTGACAACATTAGTTGATGTTGATGTACCTATAGCAGCAAACCTTTATCGGTTTTGTGACTGGTGGATTCTAACTCAAGATCGTGACATAGCAAACGATCCAAATGCAATAACAAATATCAAAAAAGCATATGCGACTTTTAAGTAGTTTCTATAGTGTCGATGAAGTACGACATGCAAAAGTCTTTGAGATAGAAGACTTTGATCAGAGACCATATCAGTTCAGGGTTTTCACTACAGATAATGATGGTGCTAACTCACGTGACTTTATACATACAAATGAAGCAGAGGATTTTGCTGAGGACTGGGTACATAGGTATTAAAAGTGAATCCAATTTATAAAGTGTTGATGGGAGTAGGCATACCAGGAACAGTTGCTTCTGTGGTAATCATCGTCAATGCTTTAAAAAGAAAGGTCAATCCTGAGATATCTGACGAAGAGTACCAAGTACAGTGGGGCAATGGAGCACCCGATCAGTACAAGGATAAATAGTAAGTAGCTTGGGAAGTTGATGTGACTGCTGAATGGTATAAAGAACAACCTACAAATAGAAATTTTCTATCTCCAGTAGGGTTTCAGTTTGATCTGGAACTTTTTTCGGGGGTAGATTTTTTCTGTCAGTCAGTAAATCTCCCTGACATTAGTATGCCTGTTGCTGAGATTCCTAATAAGTTTCGTTCCATACCTTTACCTGGTAGTGGTGGTGTACAGTTTGGTGATCTAAACGTACAATTTTTAATCGATGAAGATCTTAAGAACTACATGTCAATCCAAAATTGGATTAGGGACTTCGGACTCACAGAAGGTCATGCATCTGGGTTGGATAAAACTTCAAGAGGAAGAATACAAGTTCTTACCTCTAATTTTAATGGGAATTTCTACGTCAACTTTGAAGAGTTATTCCCAATAGCATTGACAGGTGTTAACTTTGATGCTACCCCTTCAGACATTGAATATGTAACTGCAACAGCAATTTTTAAATACACAAGATATAACGTACAGACAGAGACTGGCATTAATTTATGAATTTTGAATCCCTTCGTAATAAATTTGACAAACTAAGAGCAGAGTGGACAGAGGATAGTCATGTAGACTTCCAGTTCAAGAACAAACAATATAGTGCTGACCTAGCACAGGTCGCATTAGACATCCCTTTCTGCCATAATAAATACTTAAACCACTACACTGATATATCTCAGATTAAAACCTCACTTGAATTTGAAATTCGCAAACTTGTTAAAGAGAAGCGTGAGTATTATGGAGGAGAAGCTGACGCAAAGATCTATGCTGAAAAACCTTTTGGCGGTAGGATCTCAACTCAAGATAAGATGAAAGTTTATGTTGAATCAGATGATGATGTCATAAACCTAGAAGCGAAAATTAGATACCTAGATCAAATGCTTTATTGGTTGGATCAGGTAATGAAACAAATATCAAATAGAGGGTTCCAAGTCAAGAGTGCTATTGAGTGGGAGAAATTTGTTAATGGACAATGATGTCACATCTCTCAGTTAAAAAGAAGAATGAAGTCTACGTTACTATTGAATCTCCTGAACAACACATACACCATGAGTTAGCAGATTACTTTACGTTCGAAGTACCTGAAGCAAAATATTTAAAAAAGAATCCCAGATATAGACATTGGGATGGAACCATAAGGTTGTACTCACCTGCTACTGGTGATTTGTATGCTGGATTGTATACTCATTTAAAAGGATTTGCTTTTGATCGTAATTATGATCTGGCAATAAAAAAGGATGACTGGTATGGTCATCCTAATGAGATAAATGATTTTGTTTCTCCTCGTGGTATCAAAGTCTTTATGGATCGTATCACTCATGTGAAACCTAGAGACTATCAATACGCAGCAGTGTATTCTGCTATTAAAAATAATAGAAAGTTACTTCTTTCTCCTACTGGGTCTGGAAAGTCTTTGATGATCTACTCCATAGTCAGATACTATGCTGCCACCGCAAAGAAGGTACTTATAATCGTCCCAACTACATCCCTTGTGGAGCAGATGGTTGCCGACTTCATCGACTATGGTTGGGATGCGGATGCTCATATTCACAAAATATATGGTGGTAAGGATAAAGTAACTGATAAGAATATCATCATATCTACTTGGCAATCAATCTATAAATTTCCTAAGAGATACTTTGATGATATAGATTGTGTGATCGGTGACGAAGCACATCTATTTAAGAGTAAATCTTTGACTGGCATCATGACCAAGTTGCATAATGCTAAGTATAGATTTGGATTCACTGGTACACTCAACGGAACCAAGACCCATAAGTGGGTGCTAGAAGGTCTCTTTGGAGAGTGTGACCGAGTAACCAAGACAGATGATCTTATCAAACGTGGTTATCTCAGTAAGTTTAGGATCAAAATACTACTTTGTAAACATGCTCCGCAACATTTTGAAACATATCAGGATGAGATGGAGTATCTGGTTAGTCACAAAGGTAGGAATAACTTGATCAAAAATCTAGTTAAAGACCTAGATGGTAACACTCTTGTGCTGTTCAATTATATAGAGAAGCATGGGGAACCTTTATATGATCTCATAAATAATAATGTTAAAGAAAATCGAAAGGTATTCTTTGTGCATGGTGGCACGGAGGTCGAAGACCGTGAAGAGGTTCGTCAGATAACAGAGCAAGAGAACGATGCAGTTATTGTTGCGTCCTATGGGACTTTTTCTACTGGTATTAATATTAAGCGGTTGCACAACATCGTCTTTGCGTCGCCTAGCAAGTCCCGTATTAGAAACCTCCAGTCAATTGGTAGAGTACTTCGCAGAGGTGAAGGAAAGACTATAGCAACATTATATGATATAGCAGATGATATAGGTAGTATGAATTATACATTAAAACATCTGAACGAAAGAGTAAACATCTATAACGAAGAAAATTTCAAGTATGAAGTGATCAAAGTAAACTTAACAGCAAACTAAATGGAAGAAGAATTTTACGCTACTATAAAATTGGTTAACGGAGAAGAGATTGTCGCTAAGGTATCCTTCATGCCAGATGATGATAGTCTTGTATTAGAAAATCCTCTAGAAGTTGTTCCTGTCCAACAGCAGCGTAGTCAAGACGTTCAAATTAATGGGTTTACTTTAGTAGAATGGATTCGTTCAACGTTTGATCAAATGTTTGTACTCCCACGTCAGCACGTGCTCACCATGACAGAGACAGACAAAAAAATAGAGCACTTCTATTTGAAGACGCTCAAGAAAATGCATATGGGTCTCGACAATAATAAGTTTACGAGAAGTATGGGTCGTTTAGGATCTGTGAGTGAGACCAAAAGGTATCTAGAGAAAATTTATAAGCTACAATCCCCCTGAACCCTTGACAGAGTTAGTCTATATCTTTTTTGTCACGTTGTCAAGCCCCCTGTTGACATTGCTTGCATTAACTGGTATACTTGATAGGAGTAGCAAGCAATCTAAGTGGCACATGCAACAATGGTTAAAAAGAAAACTGAGTATTACGTAAACAATAAGGAATTTCTAGAGGCTATTACGGTATACCGTAACTCTGTTATCGCAGCAAAGGAATCTGGTGACACCCGACCTCGTGTGCCGAACTATATTGGCGACTGCTTCCTTAAGATAGCTACACATTTATCATACAAACCGAACTTTGTCAACTACATGTTCCGAGAGGACATGATCTGCGATGGCATTGAAAACTGCTTACAGTACATAGACAACTTCGATCCAGAAAAATCCAAGAACCCTTTTGCTTACTTCACTCAGATTATATACTACGCATTTTTGAGACGGATTCAGAAAGAGAAAAAGCAACTAGAGATCAAGAATAAAATTTTAGAACGGTCAGGATATGATGAAGTTATGCACACTGACACGTTTGAGGGTACAATGACTGGGATGAATGCTAATCAATCTGACATGGGAAGTATCAAAGAGAACATCGAAACCAAAATGAATCGCTAATGGACAAATATCAAAACGCTATTCCTCATGAGGATATTAAGTTTAGAGAAACTCTAAAGCAACTACTCCATGACAATGCTTATAGACATGGAAAGTTTACATTATCATCTGGTCAAGAGTCAGAACATTATGTAAACTGTAAACCTGTCACTTTGTCATGTGAGGGTAATGCTTTACTATCTAAACTTATGATCAAGTTTATTGACAAGAAAGCAGTAGCAGTAGGCGGCTTGACACTTGGTGCAGACCCATTAGTATGTGGTGTGGCACAAAGATCATATTATATTGCATCTCACACTGATTTAGATGCACTTATAGTAAGGAAGAATCCTAAAGGGTATGGTACAAAGGAGGTCATTGAGGGACCGAAACCTAAAAAAGGATCTATAGTGACAGTATTAGAAGATGTAACCACAACAGGTAGTAGTGCAATGACAGCAGTCAGAGTGTTACGTGATGCAGGTTACGTTGTTAATCGTGTAGTTGCTATTGTTGATAGGATGGAAAACCATCAGACATGGAAAGATAATGATATTGAATTTTACTCACTATTTTTATTAGATGAAATAACATGACCGAACCATATGATTTAAACACTGGCATTCATAATAATGTACAGATCACCATTGATTTGAATGAACTGGTTGCCACTAGAGGTGAGTTTTTATTTAAAGATGATGATGTATCAATGTCCCATAATCAAATAGGACATATAGCAGAGAGATTGAGAACTGAATTAACTTGGGATGCACTCTACTCAATGGTTGATACTACGATACTTCAGTTCTATGATTGTCATGAGCATCCAGAAATCTGGACAGATAAACACTACGGTGAGATACAACCTGAACCTGGACGTGAGAAAGAATTGAACGATAGGGAAGCAGAAGCAAAGAAACGTAAGAAGGAATTTGAAAAGAATTTTGATATGGTTGAACTGTCTTGTTCAGCATGGACAATAGAAGTACCTGTACGCAAGAGGGACAATGAATCCTGATGAAAATCCTTTCTGGGGAGAACCCACCCCCACTGACTTGTGGGATGACATGGACAAACTTAATGAACTCTATGAAGAACTTGAATGGGATCATACAGATTACTTAGAGTTTAAAATAGAAGGAAACCATATAACCATAAGAAACAAATCGAGAGAAGGCAGATGATTCTAGAAGTACAATTGGCAGTGGTTAAAAAGTTGAGGGAATTGTATCCTTCTACTAGAGCAGTGTATACTATTAAGACACGAATGTTATGAAGGTAGCAGTTATAACAGACCAACATCTTGATGGTCGGAAGGGTTCACAAGTCTTTTGGAATTACTTTTACAAATTTTATAATGAAATATTTTTCCCAACACTTGAGAAGCACGGTATCGATACCATCCTTGATCTTGGTGACACATTTGATAATCGAAAGTCTATGGATTATAGTACTTTTGCAAGGATTAAAACTGACTATTTCGACAGACTTGAAAAGTATGATGTACACATGATTCTAGGGAACCATTGTACCTATTATAAAAATACCAATAGGATCAATTCCCCAGAACTATTATTACAAGAGTATAATAATATAACTATCTACTCTGAACCAACTAACCTCACACTAGGTGGTAAGGAGTTTCTTATGTTACCATGGATCAATTCAGGTAACCGTGATCAAGCAACTAAAGCTATACAAGAATCAACTGCTCCTATCTGTGCTGGTCATTTAGAGATAGACGGCTTCGAAGTAATGAGAGGTCACAGATTCAACGGTGGTTTCAAATCTACAGACTTTAAAAAGTTTGATCGTGTATGGTCAGGACACTTCCATCATAAGTCTAAGCATGGTAACATCCAATACTTAGGTAACCCATACCAGATGTTCTGGAATGATTATGCAGACAATAGAGGGTTCCACATATATGATACGGATACAGACAGACTAACATACATCAAGAATCCATTTGAAATTTTCACCAAGATATACTATAATGATGTTGAGCATGACTATAGTGAGTATGTTACCAGCAAGCACAAGGATACCTTTGTTAAGGTTGTGGTCGAGGAGAAGCACAAGATAAACGATTTCGAAAATTTGATTGATGGATTGTATCACAATGGTGCTCATGATGTAAAAATTATTGAGAAGCTGGTTGACACAACCATAGATGATGATGTAGAATTAAACGTGAAGGATACGCTAACCCTTCTAGGTGAGTACATAGATGAAGTGGATCTTCAGGTAGATAAATCCGATCTGAAGACCCTAATGCAATCCCTATACATAGAAGCGTGTGAAGTCTCATAAATTCTATGTTCGTCATCACGATAAAAGATCATCCACAGGGTGTATACTCTGTGCTAGATGCTGATGACGACCGCATCATTCCAATCTTTGTGAATAAAAATGATGCTACTAGGTATGTCAATCTCATTGAAATTACTGGCGACAATCCTCCTCTAGAGGTTATTGATGTCGTCTTAGAACAGATGATGCAAGCTTGTTCTATGTCTGGTCAACGGTTTAGTATTATTACAGAAGACGACTTTATAGTTCCACCCGATAGTTATGATTCACTTTCGCAAGATACGCTGGAAGAACCTCCTGAGCACAGGTAATACATTCAGCGAGATTGATCTGTCTGCGACTAGAAATACTTTGATTGTTGGAGCTAATGGTTCTGGTAAATCAACTATATTAGATGCCCTTACATTCTCTTTGTTTGGAAAACCATTCAGAAAGATCAGTAAGAGTATGTTAGTTAATAGTGTCAATGAGAAGGACACTATAGTAGAGATAGAGTTTAGTATTGGTAAGAAAAACTATCATATCATTCGTGGTATCAAACCTAACAAGTTTGAGATTTATTGTAATGATAAGATGCTGGATCAGAATGCTAAGGCAGTAGATCAACAGAAGAATTTGGAACAGAATATCTTGAAGATGAACTTCAAGTCATTCACACAGATTGTGGTGTTAGGATCTAGTACCTTTGTTCCTTTCATGCGTTTACCTAGCGTACAACGTAGAGAGATCATTGAAGATATCTTAGATATTCAAGTGTTCTCTATTATGAATACTAGATTGAAGGATAGAGTAAAGGATAATAGTAATGAACTAAAGGATCTAGATTATCAGTTGCATCTTCTTACAGAGAAGATCGAACTACAGAAAAAATATATGTTCGAATTAGAAAAGAAGAACAAAGAAGAGATTGATAGAAAGAGAGCAAGGATCACAGAAGCAGAGCAGGAAGAATTAGAAACCAATGGATCTATTCAACGTCTAGTAGATAACGTGAAAGATTTGCAGCAAGAGATGGAAGAATATGCAAAGTCTGTTGACAAGCTAGAGAAACTTAATACAATTTTAATAAAATTAAATCAGAAATTAAACACACTTAAGAAGGAGCATCAGTTCTTTGAGAAGAATCATGTGTGTCCTACTTGTACTCAGGTTTTAACTGAAGAGTTTAGAGGTGAAAAGTTAGAGAGTGGTCAGGCTAAACTAGATGAAATGTATGGTGGGTATGAAGAACTAACTACAACCATTGATGCAGAAAAGAAAAGACATAATAAGTTTGTTGAGTTGTCCACTAAGGTGACAGAAGCAAACACAAAGATCGCAACATCAAATTATCGTTTGGTAACTATACGCAAGACCATTAAAGAAATTCATGATGAGGTTATGGAACTGGAAGGTTCTAATCCAGATAAGAAAGCAGAGTTTGTTAAGTTAGAGAAGTTAGTAACAGAGAAGAAAGAGATACAACAGACAACTATTGATTCTAAGAAGGATCGTGATGTTCTATCTGCTGCCATTGCTTTGTTGAAGGACAGTGGTATTAAGACTAGGATCATCAAGACTTATCTTCCTACGATGAACAAGTTAATCAATGAGTATCTTCAAAGGATGGATTTTTATGTTAACTTTACTTTAGATGAGAACTTTGATGAGACTATCAAGTCTAGATATAGAGATGTCTTTACGTATGAGTCATTCTCAGAGGGTGAGAAAGCACGTATTGATATCAGCCTATTGCTAACTTGGCGATCTGTTGCTAAGCTTAAGAATAGTGTAGATACAAACCTTTTAATTTTAGATGAAATCTTTGACAGCTCGCTTGACCAATCTGGTGCTTCTGATCTTGGTTGGATCTTACGTAATTTCGACGATAACACTAATGTTTTCGTAATCAGTCATAAGGATCTATTGAATGATAAGTTTGATAGAACTATCAATGTGACCAAAGAAAAGAATTATTCGACAGTAGAGGAGACAGTTCACGAAGTGACACATGCACTGGTTGGCTAGTATAATTTTTTGTGTATACTAGGTATATCAAACAAAAGACCAATGACATTCGAGCATCACGCACACCAAAGACAGGAGATCAAAGGCAATCTTGCAAGACTCCTAGCAACAGAGAACCTTATAGTAGAGCATAGGAAAGATATTCCTACTGCATCATTTGATACTGATCGTAGAGTTCTTCAGTTACCACAGTGGGATAAAGCAAGTGGTGTTGTGTATGACATGCTTGTAGGTCATGAAGTAGGACATGCTTTGTATACTCCTAATAAGGATTACACAGATCATGTTGAATGTCCAAAGGATTATGTGAATGTAGTTGAAGATGTTCGTATTGAGAAATTAATGAAGCGTCAGTATCCTGGTCTTCGCAAGAGTTTTGCTGGTGGATACAAAGAATTAAATGATGAAGATTTCTTTCAGATCGAAGGTGAAGATATTTCACAACTTCTATTGATTGATCGTATCAACCTACACTTCAAGGTTGGTGCTGCTGCTATGATACCATTTAATGCTGATGAGTATGGATTCGTTAAACGTTCAGAACTAACTGAAACATTTGAACAAGTATGTGCTCTAGCAGGTGAGATCTATGAGTATACTAAAGAAGATCAACAGCAGAAAGCAGAAGCACAAGCAGAATTAGATGAAGCAGGTTTAGAGTTAGAAGATGATTTAGAAGATGGTCAAGATGCTGGTCAATCAGATTCAACACCACAAAATTCACAAGAAGGTGAATCAGATGATGGTGAAGAGGATGACCAAGAATTCGAGACTAGTAGTTCTAATGGTGGACAAGGTGGTAGTGGTTCTACAACACCTGGTAATTCAGGTGGTGAAGAGGGTGCAGAGCATTCTCATACACAGAATGCATTTGATAATGCTTCTACTCAACTCTCTAGTAATAGTGGTTATAACATTAAGTACTATGAGATTCCAGAAAAGGTAAATCTAGATAAGTTTATTGTTGACTGGAAAGAAGTGCATGAGTGGGTTGATTCTAGATTCGCTGAAACACCAGAACCAAGATCTTCCGTAGGTGAAGATGGTACTGTATACTGGAAGCAGATAGGATTAGCAGATGCTGATTCTGAGTATAAGTCTCACAGAAAAGAAGCACAGAAAGAAGTTAACTATCTTGTTAAAGAATTTGAGTGCCGTAAATCTGCTGATGCATATGCTCGTGCTACTACTGCCAAGACTGGTATACTTGATTGCACTAAACTTCACACATACAAGTACAATGAAGATCTATTCAAGAAAGTAACTGTTGTTCCTGATGGTAAGAATCATGGATTGATCTTCTTAATGGACTGGTCTGGTTCAATGTCCGAACAGTTACATGCAACATACAAACAGGTTCTTAACCTTACTGCATTCTGTAAGAAAGTTCAGATACCATTTGAAGTATATGCTTTCACAAATGAGTGGAGAGTTGTTAACTACATTAAGGATAACCAAACTGATCGTAGTCACTATCATTACTATAGAGAACCAGAAAACTTGGTTACTGGTCAGTTCCATCTTGAAGAAGGTAACTTCCATATGATGAATATTCTTTCATCACGTAGTAACTCACGTGATTATGAGAGACAGTGCAAGAACATTTGGAGAATAACATATGCTTACGATAACCATCGTACTGGCAGTTATCAAATCCCAGAGGGTATGAATCTATCTGGTACTCCATTGAATGAAGCAATTGTTATGCTCAACTATATCATTCCTGAGTTCAAAGCAAAGAATGATTTACAGAAAGTAAATGCTGTTATTCTTACTGATGGTGAAGCATGCTGCTCTGCTTATGGTAGACAGTCAGACAATGAAAGAACTGGTGAGGTAAGAACCTATGCTAGTAAAATAGGTTATGGTAATGCATTGCGTGATCGTAAGACAGGCATCATATACAGACCACTAACCAATTCATACACTCAAGTAACTAACCAGTTACTACAACAAGTCCAAGATAGAAATGCTGGTGTTAATGTTCTAGGATTTAGAATCATGAGTGGTAACAGACTTCAAGAGTTTGTTTGCAGATACTCTAAACTTGGATCAAACTATAGTGAGATTCAGTCACAGTGGAGAAAGAACAAGTCTGTTATTGTCCCAAACCCACTTGGATACACTGCTCTCTATGCTATACAGCAAACCGCACTTGACAACACCACTGACTTTGATATAGAATCTGGATCAAAGAAGGCAGACATTTCCAGAGCATTCAAAAAAATGTTAAAGTCTAAGTCAACCAACAAGAAGTTGTTGAATTCTTTTATAGGGTACGTTGCTTGACAATTACCCTTTTCGGTATTATACTGAATCAAAGTAAGCCAAATCTAACAAATCTATGAGAAAACTCAAACAAATCTGTCCAGAATACAATCAGTACGCAAATTTCCACAACGATAAGATCTTCACCATGGCGTTAAAACGTCAGATACAGGAAAACCCAGAAGGAACTCAGTTGAAGTTCTGTAAGAAAGCTGCGAAGAGTTATTTCAGGGATAAGTACCCGAAGGTATATGCAGAGATGACAGCAAAGGATTGGGGTGACGTTTCAAAACGTTTGAGTTCCATATTCCAAAAGAGCAAGAACGTTAATCCTGCTTTATACAAATTCAGACAGTATGCTCCAAACTTATTTGGACAGAGTAAGCAAGTCTCTCAGGCAAGTGTAAACTTTGGTGATAAGTTTGAACTGTATGAGGAGACTCCTCTTCCAGTAGAGGATACTGAAATTCCTGATCAACAGGAGCTTGATTTTGAGGTGGTTGATGCTCCAAAGGCAAAACTTCCTAAGAATTTAGATGCTACTTTCTTTATGGATAGGTACTTTGACAAATCTTCTAGTGTGAGAATGACACTACCAGATAGCACAATGATCCAGTTCAATAAGTGACACACACCCCCTTCACAGGGGGTTTTTTCTTGCTATCATAAGTACATAACAAACAAAAAGCAAAATGCCAGCACCAAATCCTCTTACAACTACACAGTTAGTTGGTTACTTATCAGAAAAATATGGTTCACAGATCAATGCAGATCATGTACGTGAAGCAGCATCACATTTTGGGATTGGGTATGCTACAACCACAAAACGTTTACGTCAGTTCTATGTACAACGTGGTACATGGAATATTGAGAAGGTTAAGAAGCAACTTGAAAGACAAATCACTTCTCCTTCTGTAATACCAGAAATTCAGCAGAACCTAAAACCAGTTAAGGATCCAAACTTTGTTCCTTTTGGAAACTTCTCAGATGTGAAGAAAATTATAGCATCTAAACTATTCTATCCTACCTTCATCACTGGACTCTCAGGAAATGGTAAGACACTTAGTGTAGAGCAAGCATGTGCTCAACTAAATAGGGAACTCATTCGTGTAAACATCACTATTGAAACAGACGAAGATGATCTCATCGGTGGATTCAGACTTGTTAATGGTGAGACTGCATGGCACAATGGTCCTGTGGTAGAAGCACTAGAGAGAGGTGCAGTTCTTCTTCTTGATGAAGTTGACCTCGCATCAAATAAGATTTTATGCTTACAATCTATCCTAGAAGGTAAGGGTGTATTCCTTAAAAAGATTGGTAAGTATGTTGAAAGGAAACCAGGCTTTAATGTTATTGCAACAGCAAACACAAAGGGTAAGGGATCTGAAGATGGTAGATTCATCGGTACTAATGTATTGAACGAAGCATTCCTTGAGAGATTTGCTTTGACATTCGAGCAAGAGTATCCTTCAGTTAAAACTGAGCAGAAGATCCTTGAGAAAGTATCTGGTAACTTAGGTGTACTTGATGAAGAGTTCTGTGAGAACCTTGCTAACTGGTCTGACATCATTCGTAGAACATTCAAGGATGGTGGTATCGATGAAGTTATCTCAACTCGTAGACTCGTACACATCATTCGTGCCTTTGCTATCTGGCAAGATCGTTTGAAAGCAATCAAGTTATGTGTAAACAGATTTGATGATGAGACTAAGCAGTCATTCTTAGATTTGTATGACAAGATTGACGTTAACGTAGGAGAAGAATCCGATGATTAAATCAGGCGATTGCAAATTCGTAGGCAGTGTCATCTCCCTTAAGGGAGGTGCTTCTGCTAGGGTGCTCAGTGTACGTGAAGATAAAATTTCAATATTAAATCTTGACGGTTCGCACAAAGAGTGCTATTATGAAGAGATCAAATATGTATGGACACCTTGAAGTATAACGAAGACCAACTCATCAAAGAGATTCATGACTACATTAGTCAAACCTACAGAGGACACTACTCTGCTGGCAATGTACAAACACTTGACCTCATTGATTCTGTAGGAGATGCAGAGGCATTCTGTAGAAGCAATGTTCTGAAGTATGCTTCACGTTATGACCGTAAAGGATCAGCACGTAAAGATATTATTAAAATTATTCACTATGGAATTCTCCTTCTACACTTCAATGACAAACGAGCAGCAGCAGACGCTGCCACCACTGGTTCCACCTCCTTCACCGTTGACTATGACAAATAAAGTAAACCTAACTGGTGACACAGTAAACATTCTAAGGAATTACTGTCACATTAATTCATCTATCGTTTTTAGAAAAGGAAATGTTATCAGAACAATCAGTAACGCAGAGAACATCCTCGCTAAGTACACCAGCGATGAAAGCTTTCCGACTGACTTCGCTATATATGATCTTCCACAGTTTCTTTCTGGTCTCGCTCTGTTTGATAATCCTGAACTGGACTTCTCCTCTGAGAATTATGTTCGGATTAATAGCGGTCGTCAGTCTGTTAAGTACTATTATAGTGACCCTGAGATTACGCTCAAGTCTGCACCAGAGAAGAATGTAAAGTTTCCTGGTGGTGATATTACATTCGAATTGAATGCTGAGGATCTCAAAAAATTGTATAAAGCAGCAGCAGTATATCACTTGCCCGATCTAAACATCACCACAACTGGTGGGAAGATTGAACTTGTTCTTCATGACAATGATAATGATACCAGCAACACATTTAAAATTGGTGTGGAAGGTACTTATACAAATAAAGATCTTGATCTTGATATTAAGATGGAGAATCTTAGGGTGATGGAGAGAGATTATAACGTTAAGGTATCATCTCAGTTGATTTCTGAATGGATTTCTACTGATGACAAATTAACTTATTACATTGCGTTGGAGCCCAAGTAGTGTCGAATGATTTTTTATGGGTCGAGAAATATCGACCAAAGGTGATTGATGATTGTATACTCCCAGAGACTATCAAGAATGTATTCAAGGGATTCGTCTCTCAAGGCGAATTACCTAATCTACTACTTACTGGATCTGCTGGTGTTGGTAAGACTACAATCGCCAAAGCATTATGTGATGAGATAGGTGCATCCTACATCATGATCAATGGATCTGATGAGGGTAGATTTCTTGATACTGTTAGGACTAGAATCAGAACGTTCGCATCTACTGTGTCTCTGACCTCTGGAGCGTCCCATAAGGTCGTTATTATAGATGAAGCAGACAACACAACCAACGATGTTCAACTGTCTCTCAGAGCTGCTGTGGAGGAGTTCCACAATAACTGTAGGTTTATATTTACTTGTAATTTTATTAACAAGATCATTGAACCTTTACACTCACGGTGTACAGTGGTTGATTTTCGTGTAAAGAATGGACAGTCTGTAGCATTACAGGGTCAGTTCTTTGAACGTCTTAGAGTTATACTGAAAAAAGAGAATGCTAAATTTGAAGATAAAGTTCTGGCTAAACTTATTAAGCGGTATTATCCTGATTGGCGTAGGCTTATCAATGAGTGTCAACGCTATTCTGCTAATGGATCCATTGATGCAGCTATTCTCGTGGATGTTGCTGACGTTAATCTTGATAGTCTTCTTTCGGCGTTGAAGCAGAAAGATTTCAAGACTGTTAAGAATTGGGTCGTTCAACATATGGATAATGATCCTAGCATGGTAATGCGTAAGATTTATGACAATCTTTATGGCGTACTAAAACCCAATTCAATACCAGAAGCTGTACTAGTTATCGCAAAGTACATGAGAGATATCTCAAATGTACCAGACCAAGAGATCAATATGTTAGCATGTCTGACTGAAATAATGATGACTTGCGAATTCAAATAAAGTGTGCTAAATTACTTTAGCAAGTGGAGTTTCCCAATGACTGAACTAAAGAGACCAAATCCTTACAATGCCCAGAACACTAAAATCACTGAAGACACCACTGCGTTATCCAGGAGGGAAGAGCAGAGCGATAGTAAAGTTGCTGCAATACCTCCCAGACCTTTCCCAGGTAAAAGAGTTTCGTGAACCATTTTTAGGTGGTGGGTCTGTAGCATTAGAAATTACAAAGAGGTATCCTCACATTGAGATATGGGTCAATGATCTATATGAACCTCTAGCAAATTTCTGGCAAATATTACAACATGATGGTGAAAAATTACAAGATGATCTCAAAAAAATTAAAGAAAAATATAATACTCCCGATCTGGCAAGGGACATCTTTACCAGATCTAAGGAGTATCTGTCCACAAAAGAGACTGAAGACTTCCGTCGTGCTGTCAGTTTTTATATTGTCAATAAGTGCAGTTTTAGTGGTCTCACTGAGTCCTCGTCGTTCTCAAAACAAGCAAGCGAGTCCAACTTCTCCATCAATGGAATTGAAAGACTCATGGAATACTCCGAGCTTATTGAAGGATGGAAAATTACCAACGATACCTACGAATCCCTTCTAACAGACCAGAAGAATGTATTCGTTTATCTTGATCCACCCTATGATATTAAGATTCCTATCTATGGGAAGAGGGGTGCTATGCACAAGTACTTTGATCATGATAAGTTTGCTTACGATTGTGACAATCATACTGCTCCTATGTTAATATCATATAACAGTAGTCAGGTAGTAAGAGACAGATTTAAAGATTGGAATGCTGCTGAGTTCGATCACACTTACAGTATGCGTACTGTTGGTGACTATATGAGAGAGCAGCAAGACCGTAAGGAACTGGTTCTTTTAAACTACTGAACCAGTTGAAGAACTGGCACATTTCACTGTCACAGTAAGGTTGTTCTGCTATAATACATATAGATAACAAAGGTACTAACTATGAGATGCGAAGTGAAACTATACGTTGCTGGCAGAATCTATAGTGAGTTTGTTGAAGCACGTAATTATCAAGAGGCACGTGAGGTTGCAACAGTACGTAACCCACACGCTAAAGTAATGTCTGTGAATGCTGTATTCAAATGAGCAAAACAAATATACAAGAGAAAATCGATGTAGCATTGAAGCGAATCGATGAATTGCTTTTGTTAATCGAACACTGGAAACAACAAGATAAAGATAAATGATTTTTATAGCAAAACCATCAGTGTATACTTTACCTGGTACATGGGAGAAACAACCTGATGTTCTCATCCCACATTTTAATCTAACACCTGATCAAGGATTCATTTTTTTCTTTGTTCTAGTTCTTTTAGGTTTTGTGGTGTATGGTATCTACCTGACTTTTGGTTCAGGTAAGAAGAACCTTAGAGATCAGATTGACGAACATGCTAAAATGCATGAACTGGGCATTGCACATGGACACGGTGGAAACAAAGATGCATATGAAATGTCTGGTAAACTTGAACATAAACATGATGATTAATGAAGTATCAACTTAAAGATTATCTTTACACCATCAATCAAACTAAAAAGAATTTGATGGATGAAGATAGTGATGCTATAAAAAATTACACACCCTATGTGGTCAATCGGTGTCTGTCTTCATTTACAGATGCCATTCTTTATGCCAATGAAATGAATAAGTCTACACACCTTCCTAAGAAGATGCAGTACGACTTTTATATAAATAGTCTCAAGCCTAGAAAGCGTTTTTCGCCATGGGCACGTAAAGATTCTATTGATTATCTTGACGTAGTTAAAGAGTATTATGGTTATAATGATGATAAAGCTCTTCAAGCACTCAGAATTCTCACTAAGGATCAGATTGAACATATAACATATTCATTGAGAAAGGGTGGAAACAATGAGCGTCGAAACTGAGATCCAGTGGAAACAATCAGACATGATTGAAGTCATGCTGAGTGAACCAGATGATTTTCTAAAAGTGAGAGAAACTCTAACTAGGATAGGAGTAGCATCTCGTAAAGAAAAAAAGATTTATCAATCTTGCCATATTCTTCACAAGCAAGGTAAGTATTACATAGTTCATTTCAAAGAACTGTTTGCTTTGGATGGTAAGAAAACTAACTTATCAACAAATGATGTGCAACGTCGTAATAGAATTGTACAGTTACTATCTGATTGGGGGTTGATTAAAATCTCTGATAGTAATGCTGTGCTTGACCTAGCACCTCTTAATCAAATCAAAGTCTTGGCATTCAAAGAAAAGGGTGACTGGACATTAGAAAGCAAGTATAATATTGGCAGAAAGAAAACTGAATCTTGACTGATGAAATAAATGCTCTTGTTATAAAAGAGCAACGTGGTAAATTACATAGATGGAAAACTTGGGAACCTAAGACACCATTTGCACCCACCGTAGATGCACATTTGTGGGTGGATTCTTATGGTCCTTTATTAGCAAAAGAGCTTCAAGTATTAATAAAGGAAACACGTATAGGTAATGTATCAGAAGGTTCGTTTTTAGTAGGACAAAACTTTAAGAAGTGGTGGACAAAGTATAATATTTTTAGTTGGACTGAGTGGACAGTGTTGTCTTTGCTCAGAGAAAGAATTTATATAAGTTATGTTGAATATTGTAAGGCACTTGCTCTAGAACCATTACAGAGAAAGGATTTGTGGGTTAGAGGATGGTTTGTGAGACTTGAACAAGGTGATCATATAGGAATGCATTCACACTCTCTACACGAGAATACATTTCTTAGTGGAAACATGAGTCTTAGTTTAAATGATACTACAACAGACTATTGGATCCCATTGTTTAGTTTGTATCATGGTTATTTCAGAGTGAAGAATGATCCAGGTAATATATGTTTGTTTCCTTCATGGATACAACATAGGGTTGATCATCTCAAGGACAGACAGGTACGGTATACCCTAGCATTTGATTTGTTTACTAAAGAATCATTTAATTATATCGAAAAAACCGAAACTAAAGGTGAGGATCTTGCGAAAATAATCCTGTTGTCAACTAAGTTGTAGTGTGATTAAATAGTAGTGTCGCCGTAAGGGACACAAACACACTCGCTTAATAAGGAGAACTATCATGGGTAACCTTCAAAGGTATCATGCTGCGGATCTACCACAGCTACTAGAAAGAATTAACAAAAACTCCATCGGAATGGAAGATTTCTTTGATGGATTTTTTAATGCAACATCAACAGACAACTATCCACCATACAATTTGGTATCTGTAAACAACATCGAATCCAGACTGGAGATTGCTCTTGCTGGTTTCAAGACAGAAGAGGTTGCAGTTTACACAGAGTATGGTAAACTGTTTGTAGAAGGCAAGAAAGAAACCACAGAAACAGAGACAGAATACCATCACAGAGGACTAGCACAGAGATCTTTCAAGAGGTCTTGGTCTATCTCAGATGATGTTGAGATCAAGTCTGTTGAGTTTCAAGATGGTCTTCTCTCTGTCAGACTAGGGAAAATCGTTCCAGAGCATCATGCAAGGAAAGATTGGCTTTGACTTGACAGGTCGTTAAATATACTGTATACTATTAAAATCGTAGAAAAATAAATTATGACGGATTCAGCTGCGACAGCAACACCACCTGTTGAGGGTGGACAACAGCCTGCTGCCCCACAAATACAACATAATATTCGCATCGTTACACTAGCATCAGGAGAGAATGTTATTTGCAATTTCACTCAGGTTCGTGAGGAAGATAAGTTTGTAGCATATCAAATGCTATATCCTTTGATCACTACCCTTACAGTGGATGGCGAAGAAGGTTCACCTGATGCTAGTTATCGTGTGGATTATAGAAGGTGGAATGTTTTCACACCTTATGAAGACTTCCGAATTAACCCACAACATGTGGTGACTGCCATGCCTCCAAATTTGGAGATCATGACAAATTATGTACAGAAGTTAAAGGATGCTGGAGTTGATCTAGGATTCTTACCTAATAATGGAGAGGACATTTTAAATGGCGGAGGAACAACAGGAGAATCGAGTGCAGCTGCTGCTACTGCGGGACCAGTGGGTAGTAGCCCGAGTTGAGGAACTAGGTGGTGTAGAGTTTGGTGACCCAGACTGTGTACTATACAAACCTAGAGAAGTGAACAAGGATGGTGAATTGACACCTTGGCCTCCCCATGCTGAGGAGGGTGAGGTTGTCATTAGGTCATCTGATATATTAGTATTGGTTAATCCAAACAAGAAAACTCTCGCTCGTTATATTGAATCTGAATGAAGTTCTACACTAATGTTGAACAAGCTGGCAATCGCTTGCTAGTGCGTGGTTATGAATCTGGTGTTGCATTCTCATATAGGGTGGCTTATAACCCCACCCTGTATGTTCCTACAAAAAATTATTCAGAGTGGAGAACTCTTGAAGGTGATTGTGTAGAACCAATTCCATTGGGTTCCATTAAGGAAGCACGTGAGTTTGTTAAAGAATATAAGGATGTACCAGACTTTGATATCTATGGTAACACTAGGTATCTCTATCAGTACATTCTAAACGAACATCCAGAGGATCAAGTAAAATTTGACACGTCAAAGATACGTGTCTTTAACATAGATATTGAGACAGGTGCTGAGAATGGGTTTCCCGATATCGAATCAGCAGACCAAGAAATATTAGCGATCAGTATTAAGGACTCTTACACTGGTCGCATTGTTGTCTTTGGGGCAAGACCATTTGACAACAAGCATGATGATGTAGATTACATGCACTTCAGAACAGAAGAGTCCATGTTGACTGCATTCTTACAGTACTGGAATGAAAATTGTCCTGATGTTATTACGGGCTGGAACGTACAGCTTTTTGATATTCCCTATATCGCTCGCCGTATTGATAGGATACTCGGTGAAAGGGCTGCTAAGAGTCTTAGCCCTTGGAAACTTATATCTCGTAGGGAAATCTATATCAGGGGAAGGAAGCAAATCGCTTACGACTTACCAGGAATTTCTTGTCTGGATTATCTCCAACTATACAGGAAATTCACTTATACAAACCAAGAAAGCTATAGGTTGGATCACATCTGTATGGTTGAACTTGGATCAAGAAAGTTAGATCACTCTGAGTTTGATACATTCAAAGAGTTCTACGAGAATGATTGGCAGAAGTTTATTGATTACAACATCCATGACGTTAGGTTGGTAGATCAACTTGATGACAAGATGAAACTATTAGACCTTGCGTTTACTATGGCATATGATGCTAAGGTAAACTACGAGGATGTATTTTCACAGGTACGTATGTGGGACAACTACATTTACTGTGAGTTAAACAAACGTAAGATTGCTATTCCTCCTAAGAAGGAAGCAACTAAAGATATACAATATGCAGGTGCTTATGTCAAAGAACCGAAACCAGGAGGCTATGATTGGATTGTTAATTTTGACCTCAATAGCCTGTATCCTCACCTTATTATGCAGTACAATATCTCACCAGAGACCCTCTGGGAGACTAGACACAGTAGTGCCAGTGTTGAAGGGATCCTAAACAAAGAGATTGAGGTCAACCCTGAGTTTGCTACATGTGCTAATGGAGCACAGTACAGAAAGGATGTACAAGGGTTCCTACCCTTGATGATGAAGAAGATGTATGACTCTAGAGTCATATTTAAGAAGAAGATGATTGAGGCAAAGAAGCAGTATGAGAAGACACCAACGAATGAACTCACAAAAGAGATTGCTAGATGTAATAACATACAAATGGCGAAAAAGATATCTCTTAACAGTGCCTATGGTGCTATTGGGAATGAGCATTTCAGGTATTATAGGTTAGCAAACGCTGAGGCTATAACACTATCTGGACAGGTATCAATCAGGTGGATTGAGAACAAGATTAATGCTTATCTAAATAAACTACTCTCTACAAATAACGAGGATTACGTAGTTGCATCAGATACCGACTCGATCTATCTTAATCTCGGACCTCTTGTTACTAAATTTTTTAGTAATAAGTCTGACGATAAGGTTCGGATCGTGGAAATACTTGACAAGATCTGTAAGGATAAGTTGGAACCGTTCATTGATGCCTCGTATGAGGAGCTTGCAGCGTATGTTGAAGCGTATGATCAAAAGATGATCATGAAGAGGGAGAACATTGCCGAGCGTGGTATATGGACTGCCAAAAAGCGATACATACTTAACGTATGGGACTCCGAAGGTGTTCGATACAAAGAACCCAAGATGAAAATCATGGGTCTAGAAACCGCTAGGTCATCGACACCAGCATTTTATCGGGAGAAACTCTATGAAGCTTATAAGATCATTGTCAGCAAAACAAATGATGACCTTATCTCTTTTATCAATGCAGTCAGAGCAGAAACCAGAGAAAGACCAATCGAAGAAATCTCCTTCCCTAGATCAGTCTCAGGTTTTGAGAGATACAGCCACAGAACTGACATCTATGGTCCAAGCACACCAATCCAGGTCAGAGGAGCACTCCTCTACAACCACTACTTAAAGAAACATAAGATTCAAAACAAGCATCAGTCGATGCAGGATGGTGAGAAGATAAAATATGTTTATCTTAACATGCCTAATCCAATACATGAGAATGCTATCAGTTTCTTTAATGAGATACCAGAGGAGTTTGGTTTGTTACCTTTTATTGACTATAAACTACAGTTTGATAAGGGATTCTTGCTTCCTCTGACAAAAGTGCTAGACTGTATAGGATGGCACACAACCAAAAAAATAACACTCGGAGCTTTTTTTGAATGAGCAAAACAGTTTGGACGGTCACGTACCAAGATACACAAGTGGAAGCACTTGAGGCAGAACAAATAAGAGTCTTTGAAGACCGTGAAGCTGCAAGGTTTTATGCTCTTGAACTGGCTAAAAAATATGATTATATTAATATGTACGAAAGTGAGGTAACTGATGGGTTTTCTAGATAATGTAATAAAAGACAGTGGTAATGAGTTTGCAAGTAGGGTCAGTGACGGAGTGGCTGCTGGAGATACATCCAGTTTTGTTGATACAGGTAGCTATATTTTTAATGCTGTCGTTAGTGGTTCTCTTTTCGGTGGTATTCCCTCTAACAAAGTCACAGCACTCGCAGGAGAATCCTCAACAGGAAAAACTTTCTTTGCCCTTAGTGTTGTACGTAACTTTCTTGATAACAATATCAACGGTGGGGTTATTTATTTTGAATCTGAGTCTGCTCTCAGCAAGGACATCATTGAATCCAGAGGAATTGATTCTAAACGTATGGTCATATTCCCTGTTGCTACGATAGAAGAGTTTAGGACTCAGGCAACTAGGATTGTTGACAAGTATATGAAGGAACCAAAGGATCAGCGTCAACCATTGATGTTTGTTCTTGATTCTCTTGGTATGCTTAGTACATCAAAGGAGATGGAAGACATCTCTAATGATAAACAGGTCAGGGACATGACCAAATCACAATTGATTAAAGGTGCATTCAGGGTACTGACCTTGAAACTTGGACAGGCATCAATCCCAATGCTTGTCACGAATCACACATATGATGTGATAGGAAGCTATGTGCCAATGAAAGAAATGGGTGGTGGTGCTGGACTAAAGTATGCAGCATCTACTATAATATATTTGTCTAAATCGAAAGAGAAGGACGGTACTGACGTGGTGGGTAACATCATTAAGTGCGAAGCAAAAAAATCACGATTTACTCAGGAGGGTTCTAAAGTTGCTACACGATTATACTTTGACGAACGTGGATTGGACCGCTATTATGGACTCTTGGAGCTCGGTGAGAAGTATGGAGTATTCACAAGGGTGGGGAACCGTATCAAAGTTGGTGACTCTAATGTTTACCCTAAGTCTATACTCAGTAATCCTGAGAAATACTTCACAGACGAAGTAATGGCAAAACTAGAAGAAGCAGCTCGAACGGAGTATAGTTATGGCAACTGAAAGGATTGAAGAAACTATTTTACGCAATCTTCTCTTCACTGAAGAGTACTATCGTAAGGTGGTTCCTTTCCTTAAGCCTGATTATTTTCAAGAGTTCTATGAGAGAGTAATCTTTGAAGAGATTGCTGATTTTGCATTGAAGTATGATAAACTTCCTACCCAAGAAGTTATCATTATCAATCTACAAAATCGTACCGATTTAACTGAAGATACATTCAATGAATCTCTTCAAGTTATACGTGGACTCACTGACGAATGGGTAGATTTTGAATGGATGGTCGATGCCACAGAAAAATGGTGTCAAGACCGTGCTATATATCTTGCGCTCATGCAGTCGATTAAGATTGCTGACGGTGGAGATAAGAAACTTAGCAAGGATGCTATACCAAGTATCTTGCAAGATGCTTTAGCTGTCTCCTTTGATGAACACATTGGACATGACTACATTGAACAATCTGAAGATAGATATGCCTTCTACCATAAAACAGAGGAGAAAATTCCCTTTGATCTGGAGAAGTTTAACTATATTACAAAAGGTGGTCTACCTAATAAGACTCTCAACATCGCTCTTGCTGGTACAGGTGTCGGGAAAAGTTTATTCATGTGCCACATGGCTAGTGCCTGTCTCACATCGGGCAGCAACGTTCTCTACATTACATGTGAGATGGCAGAGGAGAAGATTGCTGAACGAATTGACGCAAATCTTTTAAACTGTAACATCAAAGATATACCAGAACTACCTGAAGTTCTGTATAATTCTAAGGTACAGGAGATTGCTAGAAAGACACAGGGTAAACTTATCATTAAAGAATATCCTACTGCTTCAGCACATGCTGGACACTTTAAAGCATTGTTATCAGACTTAGCTTTAAAGAAAGATTTCAAACCACATATAATATTTGTGGATTACCTAAACATCTGTGCTTCTGCCAGATACAAAGGTGCTATTGTTAATTCTTACACTTATGTTAAAGCGATTGCTGAGGAGCTTCGGGGTCTTGCTGTGGAGCATAACGTACCGATTGTCAGTGCTACTCAAACTACTCGTGCTGGTTATGGGTCTAGTGATCCTGACCTCACTGACACTTCAGAATCCTTTGGACTCCCTGCTACTGCTGACCTTATGTTCGCTCTCATATCTACTGAGGAATTGGAATCCCAAAACAGATTGTTAGTTAAACAACTTAAGAATCGTTATAATGATCCTACCTCTAACAAGAAATTCTTGATAGGTATTGACAGATCTAAGATGAGGCTGTATGATGTTGCTGAGGATACATCAATTTTAAATTCTTCTGCTGAAGAAGAAGAGATGCCTCAATTTTCTGAAACTAAAAATCGATTAAGTAAATTTGCTGAATGGAACGTTTAAATTATGACTAATAATGTTGACTTTGATAAGTACAGTCATTTCGTGGATGCTGTCACAAGCGATTGTTCTAAGGATTTTGTCAGTCTTGCTGACCGTATGGGTGAACTTGACAGACAAGGTGCAAATATTGAACGTCTTACCACTGCTGGCGTTGGGCTTGCTGCTGAGTCTGGTGAGTTTCTTGAGATTGTTAAGAAGATGGTGTTTCAAGGTAAACCTTGGAACGACGACAACCGAGAGCATCTTATTATTGAGTTGGGTGACGTTATGTGGTACGTAGCACAAGCATGTATGGCATTAGATGTACCATTTGATGATGTTGTTCGAGGTAATGTTAAAAAGTTAGAGAAACGTTATCCAGGTGGCAGTTTCTCTGTTGAAAAATCTGAAGTAAGAGCAAAAGGAGATAGATAATGCACTTAATTTTACCTATAATCTGTATAGGATTGATATGTTTAGTAATAGTATACTCAGTTATTAATAGATATGACCCTCACTAAGACCGTAGAAGAATCTCTACGAGATGCACAAGAAGATCTACGTAATGCGTTAGCATTTGCTGCAAGAAGTGAAAAAGCTTATGTTGCTAAACATATTGCTAACCTCCTTGCTAATATTGACAACATCATTGACTCAACAAAGATCATTGAGATGTTGGAAGATGATATAAAAAATCATGAGTGACGAATTTACCATAGACATTGATAAAGCATTGGAGAATGCTAAGAAAACTGATCTCAATGGATTTACAAAGGATGAAAATCCTGGTCCATTAGAGACAGTTCGTAAGTCACTTGAAAACTGTGAGCAGTTATGTGGTTTGGATAAAAAAATAGTATCAATGTTACTTGATGGTGAATTCAATCAGTACGAAACATTAAATTCTGTTGGGAGGTCTTCCAAATTTATTAAGATTGAATATGATATCAAAGAAAGAGATCAAGGATCATCTGAAGAAACTTAAACAGATTAAAAATGATCTCAAAAGAAACCCTATTGGTACACCACTTCGAAAAAGGGATAGAAAGAATAGACCTTCCTCTAAATAACTAGAGGAAGGTTTTCTATTATGGCTAACGTATCGTGGAGAAAATTAGGTCAGGTAAACAACAAGGGTGATATGTATCTCTTAGTTGTTTTTGATGCTATTCATACACGTAGAGAATTACAGGTTGAGAGTCACGGTAAAGTTTTATTGACTGCACCTCAGAAAGTATATGATGACATGGAAGATGTGTTCAATGGTGATCTTCCATTTGATTCTGTTAAAGGAACTGATTCATTTAAGTCAAGATATAGTGGTGCTAAAGGAAAAGTTTTAGAAGTAAGAAAGATAGGTAAGACTAAGTTAGTAGATAAGATAGGTTTCACAAAGATTTTTAAGTCACCTGAGTTTGGAAGCAATACAGGATCAGGTGCTGGTGCAAAAGCAACAGAGATGTTTGAAAGTGCTGCATGTTGGATGACTGCTCTTGCATATCAATCTGGTGGTATTCCAGATGGATATGTTTTGAAAGAATCAGACTTTGAAGGTGTGAAAAAGCATGTAGATACAACTGCAACGTTACACGAAGCTTTTATGTTTCTGAATAATAATTCAGATTGGATGACTTCTACTATTAAGACAGCAAACAAACTATATTCAACTAATGAATTTAAGAATCCTAAGTTCCATTTCTATAGAGGTAAGAAGGTTGTTGATGTAGTTGAAGAACATTTTAAAACTGTCAATAAGAATGAAGGTAGACCATTTTCTAACCTAAACAAGTGGACACCTGCTGATATGTACATGTGTGATTGTGATTTTGATAATACAATGATCACAGATACAGTTCTTTTTGCTGATTTGAATACTAAGATGCAGATTTTAATTGATCAGAAGAAATTGATTGGTGTATCGTTGAAAGGTATTGGTTCTGGTAGTGCAAATATATCTAAGAAAAATTTCATAGGAGGACCAGCAAAACAGTCAAGAAGATTTACTGGTATGAGAGCTAAAAGTTTGTTTGGTTCTATGGATGTATACTTTACAGCATCACCAGGTGATATAGAAGTACAGTTCCGTGCTACTGATACTGCTGGTAAGACATGGCAAGGTGAGGTGATGGGTGAATCAGCAAAGCATGGTAAGATAGGTGGTGGTGTATTGGATAATGTTTTAACGAAAGTCTTAGGTAACAATAAAGGATTGTTTGCTAAGACAGGTTATTCAAAGACATCTGCAATAGCATCTGCTGCTAACACATTAGATAAGAAAATTTTTAAATTAGCCACAGATAACAAGGATATGTTTGAGGATGATGAAGAGATAACACTTGATAGAATCTCTGGCATGCCACCAAAGTGGAAGTTTGCTAAGTATCTTGGTCTTGTCTTTGCTGATATCATGAGAACTGCTGATACAGATGATAAACATGATATTGCTACAAAATTATATCTGTATGCAACATCAGAATCAGATCAATCTGCACCATATATAAAGGTTTCTTAATGGCTAACGTAACACAGTTAAAACATCTAGAACATTTGGAAGATGAGATGCTCAACTATGGAGTTTCTGGATGTAAAGCATCTGTTAGTTTCTTACAGGAACTACGAAAGATGCTTGGGTGTGATAATAGTACAGGTTTCATGCAAACTAAGTGGGATGGAGCACCTTCTATAGTTTGTGGTAAAGATCCTGCAAATGGACATTTCTTTGTAGGTACTAAAGGTGTCTTTGCAAAGACTGAACCTAAGATATGCTATGGTCCTGACCAAATTGATGAATGGTATGGTGATAAAGCAAACTTAGCTGCTGGTTTGAAACTTGCTTTGGAATATTTTTCTCAGTTAGGTATTGATGGTGTGATACAGGGTGATTTTTTATTCACTTCTGCCACAAGAAAAACAGAAACTATACATGGTGAGAAGGTTTATACATTTACACCAAACACTATTACATATGCTATACCTGTAGACCATCCATTAGGTAAGCAAATTGGTCAAGCTAAGGTTGGTGTGGTATTTCATACTCATTATGCTGGTGAGAAGGATGGATGGGACATATCAAGTATGACTGCTAGACCAGGTGCTAAGGTTAAATCTAGTAAGGACGTTGTTTGTATTGAAAATGACACTCCAATGGACAGAGTTGGGTTGAATCATACTGAAGAGGTTAAGTTTGATAAGCATGTGTCAACCATTGAAAAATTGTGTGGAGATTGTGGGTATTTCCTTGATGAATTGGTGACAAATACAGGTACAACAGGTAACGAAAAGTGGCATGTTGCATCATATTTAAAACAGTTCTTCAATGCAGAGATAAAAGCAGCACGTTCTATTACTAATGTTGATGCTACTTTTGCTAGTCTCTATAATTTTTATTATGACAAGACTAAGGGTATGCTTGACAAGATAAAGACACCTGCTAATAGGGTGGCTAAGTCTGATCTTGTATATAAGAGTCAAAATTATCTAAGAGATAACCAATCTAAGTTTAAATCATTGCTTGGTCTCTATAAAGAGTTGCAGACAGTGAAGCAGATGGTTATAGATAAGTTGGATAAACTTGAGACCTTTAAAACTTTTGTTAGAACTGATCAAGGTTATAAAGTTACTGGTCCAGAGGGATATGTTATGCATAAAGACGGAGATATGATCAAATTTGTTAACCGTCTTGAGTTTTCATACAACAATTTTACTGTAGCAAAGTCATGGCGTTAAAGTGTAACAAGTGCTACTTCACATTTGGTAGGTTTCAACCACCTACTACAGGACATGCAGACAACTTTCGTAATGTCAGACGTACTGCTAATGGTGAGGACTATAGAATCTATATTTCACACAGTCATGACACCAAAGGCAACAACCCATTGCCACGTGATAGAAAATTATTCTGGATGAACAAGATATTTCCAGAGCATAAGGGTAAAATATTCAGTCTTACTAAGGCAGATCCAGTAGCATGCTTACAAGATATAATGATGTCTGGGTATGATGAGGTAGTGTTTCTTGTGGGGTCTGATAGGGTTAATGCTATGCAGTGGGTGCATAAATATAATCATAAAGACTTCACTTTTCGTACTATAGAGATAAAATCTTCTGGTAGTCGAGATGCAGACGGTGATACGTTTACCATATCTGGTACAAAGATGAGACGTGCAGCATTTGCTGGTGATTTTAAGTCATTTAAGACAGGTATACCCACTTTAAATGACAAAGATGTAATGACTTTGATGAGTGAAATCAAAAGTAATCTACCAAAAAATTTCAAATGAAAATCTTACACAGACTTCCAGTTGATGATTGGTTTGATGACGTTCCACACCCCCATGATACTATGCCTATAGCAACAGACCCTAATGAGAATCCTAGACCAGAAGAAGAAATCGCTGATGATATTACTATGCATGAAAAAATGTATAGGATTGCCACAGATAAGTACAATCCCTTCTCTGTAGGTGGTTCTGAGAGTATCTCTGATAAATGAAGGACTTTAGAAAACTGAGAGAGCAGGCTATACGTCAGCAGCATAGACATGCTGAGGGATTCTCTGTAGGTGACAGAGTAATGAGTGCTATTTCAGGTGAAAAGGGAACCATCCACAGAACAGGTGTTAACTACGTTATTTGTGTTACAGAGAGTGGTGACATGTTTCGTGCGTGGGTAAAGGATATTCGTACTATAAATAGATCATAGAAAACTCTTCAATTTTAGACATGGAAAAGCAGAAGACAGTTAACAGTCTCGCACATAACGACGACTTTTCTAAGGCTCTCATGGAGTCTTACTCACGTTGGTCTGGTGGTGACGGTTTCCAGAACACTTCGATTGCTGAGGAAGAAATTCCTACAGGACAGAAGCAGGGTGGTACTGCTTTTGCTACATTTGACACACCAATAGGATCAGTTCCTGCACCAGCATCTGATGCATCAACTTCGATTCCTACAATAGAGAAGCAGAAACCTGATGATGGCAGTATAAAAGATCCTAAAGCAACATGTAATGGTGGTGAACCTGCTGTTGCACTAAAGGGTTCCATGACTATGGGTCAAGGATCTATGTCAGGTGGTGTTCCACAATCTCAAGGTCAAACACTCCAGTATACTAACGTAGTTTCCAAAGAAGAAGTAGAACCAGTTGATGAATCTAAGAAAAAAGCAAAGAAAGACTACGATGGAGATGGTAAAGTAGAATCAGGCAAGGCAGAGTACTTTGGTTCTAAGAACAAAGCCATCAAGAAAGCGATGAAGAAAGAAGACTTCGATGCTAAACAGTCAGAGCTTTGGGATGAAGCATCTAAGATTCTTACAGAACTTAGTGAGTTAACAGAAACTACTTACACAGTTACAGGTGAGAAGTGGGAGACTGAGGACAAGCCTGTCATTAAAGAAAAGTCAGGATGTTCTACTAAAGAGAAGCAGAGAAAGAAAGCTAAAAAAATCATGGGATATGTGAAATGAAATCATACAGACAGTTTTTAGAGTATAGATTGCCAGTAGGTGACACCTTACCTGTTAATAAGAAAGGAAAAAAGAAAAGAAAAACTGTTGAAGTGATGCCAAAAGTCCCTGATGGACCAAGAGGTAATAATAATGACGCAGACAGAGACGACAGAAAATAAGTGTGAACGTCTGGTATCTTTTTTAAAGTTACAACCTGATTATGTTACACCTATACCAAACACTCCTTACCCAGTAGGGTTGAGGAGATGGTTAAGAGTGCTTAATGAAGCAGACTATATATTCTAGTAGATAAATTTATAATGACTTTATCAAAAGAGGTTGTATTAGAAGCATTAAGGTGCTGTAGGGATGTTTATCCTAACGAAAAAGACTTTCTTGTCAGTAGGAAGGTGGAAGGTCACACCATTCTTGCTGTAGAAGGCACGAATGAAACAACAGATTGGATTACTAATCTAAAGTTTCTTATCAAACGTGACGATTGTCACAGAGGATTCAAGAACAATGCTAACAGGACACTAGCAGAACTAGTGGTAGCATATGAAGGATTGGATCCTAAGAGAACACTTGTTATCGCAGGTCATTCTCTTGGTGGAGCTACCGCAACACTTATTGCAGACTTATTATGGGAGTCAGGCAATAAGAATATTGCACTTGTAACTGCTGGATCACCTAGACCAGGTGGACGCAGACTACGCAGGAGGATCAAGGATCTTGAGCACTTGCGTTTTGTTCATGGAGATGATATAGTACCTGGAACCCCACCATGGCTAGCAGGATATGTACACACACATCCAGTCATCAAGTTAAAAGACGAGAAGGACACCAGATTTGATGGTGTTGCTGATCATAACATGGGGTCATACTACGAAGCAGCACAGAAATTTTATGCGTAAACTAGCTTTAATACTACTCACACCACTATTAGTAGGATGCGATCCTTCAGGTGGTATGGGTAGTTTTAATTGGTCACCACCAGGTGAACCAGATGGTCAAACCTGTGAATCTACAGCAGGTTTTTGGCAACAGTACTGTGGTACTGGTGAACACCCTAATATATGTGACTGTTATCAATGACATTCTTATTTTTGTTATTCAAACCCTTACTATTCTTAATGGTAAGGAAGGTATTTAAAAAACAGATGAAGGTCTTCGCTGTAGAGATGCTCGAAGACTTTGCTCAGTCCACAGACAACGATGTGGATGACCAACTCGTAGCCAGAGTCAAGAAGGCTATGAGATTGGGGGCGGTATAAATAAAGGAAGAAATGGTAATTTATTCGGAGCGTATCAATGTCTCTATACGGTAGTACCGATAGTAATGCTAACAAAACCAAAGCTGGGATTGGTGTTGCTACGGATTCACAAACAAAAACAATTGTCTATATTGACGAAACAGAAGCAGCACTTGAGCAGAATAAGAAGCGAGGGTTGAATGCTCCTGGTTGGTGGTCATACTTCACCTATAATGATAGCTCAGGTAGAGCACGTCATAAGGCAGAGCAGATGGTATTCATCGCTAACGGTGAAGCAAACTCTGGAGAAACACAAGCAGATGATACTCTTGCTGGTGACTTTCTTTCTACAGTTTCTATTGGTACACAACCTTCTGATGCATCTGTTGCTGCTACTAACACACAGAACTTCGCAGTTGTTGCTACTCCAACAGGTGAAGCATCCGCAATTGATGGTGCTGCCAACGCTGGAAACACAGCAGGAAGAACTGCTGGTACATATACTGCAATAGCAGCGACAGGTGGTACTGGATCAGGTGCTACTGTTACTCTTGTAGTTGATGCTAACGGTGCTGCTGCAGCTACATTAGTTGGCAAAGGTGGTGGATACACTGACAATGATACAATAACACTTAGCAGAACTGGTACATATGGTGGTGCTTCAGACGTTACAGTTAATGTAAACGGAGTAGGTGCTACAGTAACATATCAGTGGCAAGTCAGCACAGATGGTGTTAACTTCGCTGATGTTTCAACTGGAACTAATGATACTACTGCTACATATACAACAGCAGCAACAGCCGCTGGTGACAATGGCAATAAGTACAGATGTGTAGTCGGTACATCACAAGGTGCAACTCCTGTGATTTCAACTGCTGCCACATTAACAGTTACATAACATGTAAATGAAATTTGATGAATTGACACAGGATAATTGGATCCTATTCGCTATTAAAAATTATAATAATCCTCAGTCAGTTACATACAGTGACTTTGAGGAGGATCTGAAAAGGTTCAAATATATCAAGAGACTCCTCAGAAGGTATGAAACCACTGGGGAGTTTCGCAAGCATTTGATCCTGAATCATATTATATTATTATATAATGTCTTTGGTGATGCTGCCACACCACTCTTATTCTATAAGATTGAGGGTACATACTGGCCAGTTATTAAATCATTCATGGTCTTCCTAGATAGGTTGCCTGAATCACTAAATAATGATATTGACAAGACGTGTCTCAAAGAACTCAATCTGATATGAAACGACTTTCTGAAATGATGGCTGGAGATGGTAGTGGTCTTGCACTGCCACCTGCTTTTGTCTTCGTTAATACTAAGTCGGCACGTAAATATAAGAAGGGTAATTCCAAAATTGATGGCCGATCTAAAGATGCCAAAGATCTGATGTCACGTATCCAACGTAGAAAGATGAACAAAGAAGAATTAGAAACCACCAATGAAGCTTCACTAGCAACAGCACGTAAGAACATTGGTAGAAATCCTAAGAAGAAATCTTGTTGGGATGGATACAAAGCAACTGGTACTAAGATGAAAGGTGGTAAATCAGTACCTGATTGTAAGAAAGAAGAATTAGAAACTCCTATTGCTGAATCCGTTCCTAACGAAACAGAACGTGCTCAGAAACAGATTGGGCAAATGAAAAAACTCAATCGTAGGAAGGAGTTACAGAAGAAGCGTGGTGAAGCCAAGCAAAAGATGCAGTCTAAAACAAAAGAGATGGACATCTTAATGAAGGCAAGACTATCTGACTTCAAAAAGAAGGCAGGTTCTCAGACCAAAAAATTGAAAACATTAAACAACTCTATAGAATTAAAAGGTGATGATATGATTAAAGAAACTACATTAAGTCAGAAGGATGCTCTTGAAGTAGCAGTTGCAGTAGCAACTAAGGAGGTTCCTGATTTTGGTGAGAACGATATGGCAAAGATTCAGTTCTCTGATGGTGGTATACAGAACCTAGATAATTTTTCTGCTAAGAAAATAGCAGCATGTTATGGTTCATTGGATGATTCCCATAAGGATCAGTTTAGATTTATGGTAAACAAAGATGCTGCAACATTCCAGTCTGCACTGGACTTTGCTATTCGTAACGTATAAGAATGGCCGAGAGTATCAACGCTGCTATCATTGAGCGGCTGGAGAAAGTAGTTGATACTCTCCAAGACAATTCAGTTAAGATGGGAAACCTTCTTGCTGTTCACAACGAGAAGTTGGACAAGCAAGATAGGATTGATGGTGTTCTCTTTGAGAAGATCGAGTCAGTCCATCGTGAAGTAAACCGTCAAGCAATTGATATAAAGAAAGGCTGTGAAAGAGATATCCGAAAAGTCGATGACCGTCTTCAGATCATGGAGAAGAAAATGTGGTCTATTTTTGGTGCTCTGTCTATTCTATCTTTCGTGGTTAGTCCAATCGGACAAAGAATAATCAAACCAATTTTCGAACCGTCATACCCTAGGTTGACACCTGTAGAAACTGGTGTTAGTATAGAGTCACCTCAGATGAGATGATTTGTCATACCTTGACGTAAAGTACATCCAATACCTTTCACCTCGTCTGCCCCTCTTCAAGAAGAAGAAGGCAGACCTTTTTAATTTTAGGTGTCCTTACTGTGGTGATTCACAGAGGAAGAAGAACAAGGCTCGTGGATACTTATTCAAAATTAAAAATGAATTTGTATACAAGTGTCACAATTGTGGGTATGGAAGAACCTTTTCTAATTTTTTAAAGGATCAAGACACAATGCTTCATGATCGATATATCATGGAGAAATTTAGAGATGGCAAGACTGGTAAGGGTACTACCACACCAAATCCCAAGTTTAATTTTACACAACCTAAATTTAAGAAAAAGGATATAGATTTAGATAAAATATCTGATCTAAATACATCACACACCGCACGAAAATATCTCCAAGATAGAAAGATAAAGGATCTATCTCAGTTCTATTATGCACCTAAGTTTAAGGCTTGGACTAATGAACTGAAGCAAACTTTTGACAGTCTTAGAGGAGATGATTCAAGGATCATCATTCCATTCAGGGATAAAGATGGTAAACTGTTCGGTTATCAAGGTAGATCTCTAGCCAAGACGGCTACGCTTAGATATATAACGGTCATGCTTGATGAGGACAGACCCAAAATATTTGGATTGGATAGAATAGATGACACAAAACCCATTTACATTACAGAAGGACCATTCGACGCAACGTTCATTCAGAATTCCGTTGCGATGGCTGGGTCTGATGTTGATATTCGGACGTTTGGCTGGCGCAATTATATTTACGTTTATGATAACGAACCACGTAACACAGAAATCGTCAACCGAATCTCCAAGTCCATCGATGGAGGAGGTAAGGTAGTAATTTGGCCTAAGAATATACAGCAGAAGGACATCAACGACATGTACCTAGCTGGACATGATGTGCAAAAGGTGGTAGAATCTAATTCATACAGTGGGTTAGAAGCAACTCTTAAATTAAACGACTGGAAAAAAGTATGAGCAACGGCATTAAAGTAGTTAAACGAGACGGTGAGGTAGAACCTCTCAACCTTGACAAAATTCATAAGGTAGTAGAAGATGCCTGTGAAGGGTTAGGGAGTGGTGTGAGTGCCTCACAGGTCGAAATGAACTCAGGTTTGCAGTTCTATGATGGTATTAAAACATCAGACATTCAAGAGATACTGATCAGGTCAGCGAGTGATCTGATTGATCTAGAGCATTATAACTATCAGTTTGTTGCTGCACGGTTATTGTTGTTTACTTTATACAAACAAGTTCATGGTCCACAGTGGATGGAAAATCATCCACATCTTTCTGATCACATTTCAGGATGTGTTACAAAAGGTGTCTATGATGATAGCATTGTAGCTAAGTATACAACAGAAGAGTGGGATAAGATTAACTCATGGATCGATCATGACCGTGATATGCTTTTCACTTATGCTGGTCTTCGACAGGTAGCAGATAAGTATCTTGTACAAGATAGAAGTGTAAACTCAGTCTATGAGACACCTCAGTACATGTATATCATGATTGCTGCTACATTATTTTCAAACTATTCTACAGATGTAAGGCTTAATTATGTCAAAAACTACTACGACGCAATCAGCAGACACAAAATCAACATCCCAACGCCCATTATGGCAGGTGTCAGAACACCCATACGTCAATTTGCATCTTGTGTTCTGGTTGATATTGACGATACCCTCGATAGTATCTTTAGCTCTGATATGGCTATT